TATGAAACAAACTTACATTTCCACTAATTTAAGGCGATATACATTCCAGTCACCCAGAATAAAAGAGTGGGTGGAAGATAGTTGCAGGGGAACAGTATTAAATCTATTTGCAGGAAAAACTAAATTAAATATAAACGAATATAGAATAGATGTAGATCCAACTATGGTAGCAGATGAATATATAGATGCATACGATTATGTAAAAAACTGTAATATAAAATATGATACTGTATTGTTAGACCCACCATACGCTTATAGAAAGTCAATGGAAATGTATAATGGAAATTATTCCAGTAAGTTTAAGTTAATAGCAGATGAATTAGATAGAATTACAGATAGAGTTATTAGTTTTGGTTATCATTCTACATTCATGGGAAAAGTAAGGAATTATGAATTGGAAGAATTATGTGTATTTGGACACGGAGGAGCACAGCATTGCACCATAGCAATTATAGAGAAAAAAGTAAAGGTATGGAGAAATTAAAAAGAAAAATTAAGGGGAAAGCGATTACTTTCGCCATATACGAGCGTTCAGAGGCTGATGATACTGGTATCAAGTACAGCCACTGGAAGCAGGCGAATGAGGGCGAGTACGCTTTATCCGATGACGGATATGTAGGCGAGTGCATAGGGAGGAAAGACTACACCGACAGAAAGGGTCGGGTTAAGACATTTGTAAGGCTTGCATACGGTGCTAACTGGGCGGGAAATACCAATAAGATACAATATCTTAAGAATAGATCATGTGGCGTGTATACTCAGGCTAACCCAACAGGATGGGTTAAGCGTGAGGCTAATATGACACGTACAAAGAATCTTGTTAATGCCTACGTAGGGCAATTAACTTCCACCAGAAAGGTGGATTACAATCAACTAGGGATGATTTACCGCCCAGATGAGCAGAACCCTGCAGCTACGGTACGCAGGGTATTAAAGCAGGAGGTGATAAAGAAGATGGTAGAGAAAAAACTCAGGGAAGTTCTTTCAGATAAGGGGATCAACAGTTCATCAGTGCTTGACACCATGCTGGAAGGTTTGGATATAGCAAGGAATAAGCAGGATGTAACTAATATGATCAAGATTTCAGATGTTTTTATGGATTTGCTGGAGATGAAACCCAGCAAGAAAATCATTACGGATATGTTTCAGCTTGATGTTTCGAGCAACATAGGCGATCTCATAGCCAAGGAAGAGAAGTCGCTGAAGCTATCCCGGAAAATAGAGGAAGATGAGCCAGCAGAATAAGATCAAAAAGAAGATGCTGGGCAATATGGTGCTGTTTGGTAAAGTGACCATGCCTAATATGTTCTCCGCCCCTTCGCCCAAGTTTCACTATAAAATAGCGAACGCCCTAATGGACAGTTCGCAAAGGCAGATAAATATAATAGCCCCTCGTGGACACGCCAAATCGTCTATAATAGGCGGTGTATTTCCTCTCTACCATCTCATGTTCCATGAGGGGCAGAAACTCATAGTCTTGGTATCCAGAACACAGGATCATGCAATTAAACTGCTTGGAACCATCAAGGATACGCTTGACTATTCAGGCAATTTCAGGTCTATCTTCGGATACTGGGGACAGCACTCTGCAAGGCAGTGGTCTAAGAGCGAGATAGAGCTTAAGGACGGCTCTATGATCGTATGCAAGGGCACAGGACAGCAGCTGAGGGGAATAAAGAAAGGGAATCAGCGTCCCACCATGATCATTGTGGACGACCCCGAGGACGAGAACAACACCAAGACATCAGAGGCGATGGAAGTGAATCTGAGATGGCTGCTGCAGTCTGCGGTTCCGTCACTTGACCCGATGCATGGCAGGATAGTGATCATCGGAACGCCACAGCACCAGCGGTGCATGGTGGAAACGCTTAAGGAAATGAAAGGCTGGACCAACATGCATTTTGCTCCAAGCCTAAAGAAGAATATCTCGTTATGGGAGGAATGGCATCCCATAAAGAGTCTTCTGGAAAAGAAAGAAGAGCTTGAATCCATTAACAGGGTATCGGTATTCTACCGTGAGTACCTGTGTCAGATAATCGGTGATGAAGATCAGCTCTTCAGGGAGGAATACTTCCAGTATTACAAGGGAAAGATCACTCATAATGAGGATCAGGAGGCATTTTTGGATATGGAGGAGAAGAACGGGAAGGCAATTGAGGAAAAGATTCCTGTAAATATTTTTATGGGGATTGACCCGGCATCATCTACTAGGAGTACGGCAGATTACTCTGCTATAGTTGCAGTTGCCATTGATAATGATAATAACAGATATATTCTCCCCTATTACCGCAAACGGGCAACCCCTATGAACTTAGCAGACCAGATAATAGAGTATTTCAAGATATACAAACCTTCCAAGGTACGGATAGAGTCGGTAGGCTATCAGGAAATGCTCAGGGAGTATGTAAAGGACAAGTGCGATAAAGAGAAACTGTTCATAGCAGGTCTGGAGATACGTGAGAACCCAAGAAACAGAAAATCGGCAAGGCTGGAAACACTTGAGCCGTACTTTGCACAGAAGAAAGTATATATGCAGGAAAGCATGACTGAGCTAAAGGATGAGATGCTATTGTACCCACGTGCCAAGCATGACGACCTTCTGGACGGCATGTATTATGCCATGAAGAAAATATACCCTCCATATCACAAAAATGAAGATGAAAAGGAACAAAAACAAACTCAAAGTATTAAAAATGAACATTTTGACTGGATGACATCTTAAATTCTATTTAATTTATAAGGAACGGTTACGTTTAAATTAATATCATATGCCAGAGATACATCCTGAGACAAAGCTAACTCACGACATCTTTAATGATTATAGCTCCGCCCGTAAGAACTGGGCTAGGCAGGCTGTGGAAGATGTGGAGTTCAGGTCTGGAAAACAGTGGAAAAAGGAGCAGGTCAATGCTCTTCGTGCACGTGCACAGGAGCCTTTGGTAGTTAATGTGATCCATCCTGCCGTAGAGCAGGCTAAATCCATGCTTACGTCCAATGCTCCCAAGTTCCAGTCTACAGGCAGGGATACTTCTGATACTAAGGTAGGGCGTATCTTCTCTGATCTCATGTCTTGGGTATGGGACATATCAGTAGGAAATACTGAGCTGAAACGCTGCATAGACGACTATTACGTTAAAGGCATGGGCGTTATGATCAGCTATATCAAGCCTGATGCTGATTTCGGCAGGGGCGAGGTAATGGTCAAGTCTATTGATCCGCTTTCAGTCTATTTCGATCCTGATTCAGAAGACCCGTTCTGCAGGGACTCGTCTAATATAGTAGTTGCCAAGCGGATGACTGAGAAAGAGCTTACCGAAATGTATCCCGAATTTGCTGATGTTATCAGAGATTCCAATGAAACCAGCCATATAAGCGATTTTGACCAGAACAGGTTTGGTCTTTTCGATGAGGATGTGGTTCCGCAGTCTAGGAAGCAGTCGCTTCTTAATGCCGAAAATGAGCGTGAGCTTGAGGTCTTTGAGCGTTATGATAAAGTAAAAATACCTTATTACAAGATTTTTGATCCTTTTGAGAACAGGGAGATCATACTAAACGATCCCCAGTATGATGAATATAGAAAAGAGCCTGCAGTCATTGTGACTACTGCTGAAAGCCAGCAGATATTCACTGAGAAGAGCAATGTGAAAAATTTTATGCAGATAGTTCAGACTGTGGGTAAAGTTTACCATTTAGAAGAAGACCCTATGACAGGTCAGCCAGTGCCAGTAAAGGGAGAAGAGACATTAGACTCGATCCCCAACAGCACTACAAACATCGACATCATAGATAAAGGCATACTGCTGGACAGCGACAAGATCATGATGACCAAGGTCATGAATACGAATATCAAGCAATGCATATCAATAGGCGATACATACCTCTACTCAATAGTCCTTCCAATCGAGGACTACCCAATAGTTCCTTTTATGAACGGTCATAACAGGAACCCCTACCCCACAAGCGATGTTAGGCTTGTCAGGGGTCTTCAGGAATATATAAATAAGATTCGCTCCCTCATAGTTGCCCATGCAAGCTCATCTACCAATGTAAAACTCCTAATACCTCGTGGATCAATGAACAAGAAGCAGCTTGAAGAAGAATGGGCAAAAGCGGGTACGGCTGTGATAGAATTTGATCCAGAACTTGGACAGCCTATCGTAGCCGGACCCGTTCCTCTTCCGAATGAGCTTTACAAGAATGAGGCAGATGCAAAGCAGGATATTGAAAGAATACTGGGTATATATACATTCATGCAGGGCGATGTTGGGTCTGCACCGCAGACGTTCAAGGGAACTATCGCAATGGATGAGTTCGGGCAGCGTAGGATCAAATCCAAGCGTGATGATATTGAGTCTGCACTTAACCAGCTTGCCAAAGCTGTGGTCGGTCTGATGCAGTTTGTGTACCAGTCAGAAAAGATAGTAAGGCTGATCCAGCCCAACAATAAACCGAAGGAAGTTCGGATAAACCAGAACATCTACGATGAAGTCTCTGGTGAGCTGATCAGTAAGATGAATGACATCACTGTTGGCAAGTATGATGTAATTGTTGTTTCTGGGTCTACTCTACCATCCAATAGATGGGCTAGATTTGAATATTATATGGAACTCTTTAAATCTGGTTTAATAGATCAGGTAGAAGTATTGAAGCAGACTGATGTCGCTGATATGGAAGGAGTTCTGGAAAGAGCTGGGCAGATGCAGAAACTGCAGGGACAAGTCCAGCAGCAGCAGGAGCAGATCAAAAGACTCAAGGGCGATCTGCAGACGGCACAGAGAGAGTCTGTGCATGATCGCAAAAGAGTTGAGGTCAAAGAATTTGAAAAGAAACTGGCAAAGGCTGAGGCTAAAGCAGAAATGGCTACACAGCTATATAAAGAAAGAGCCTCAGACGAACTTAAGAAGCTTCGTGAAGAAGTGAAAAAAGTAACCAGTAAAGTCGGTTTAAAATAGCGGTTGCTGAAAACAAATCGCAAAGGAGACAAACATGGCTGACATAGCACAAGAAGCAAGCCTGAAAGTTGATGCTGATCCGTTCGGTTACGGAACAGAGAACCCAAAGATTCCCGTTCAGGGAGTAGAGGTTCCTGCAGGTGAAGATGCCACAAACACTAATCTGTTTGAGGTAGACACAACTGGACCATCAATCAACGAAACGCCTGTAGGAGAGCAGCAGGCTGAAAGTGTACAGGACTCTCAAGAAACGACACCTGCAAGAGACGACCCGAGTAGATTTGAATACTGGCAGAGTCAGGCAGACAAGGCAAAGGGTGAGCTGAATCAAACACAGCAGGAGCTTGCGTACTTTCGAGATCAAGCAATGGCTGCACAACAGCAAACACCCCCAAATGGACAACCTAATGGACAAATGGTTCAGCAGGATTCATTTCAGCCGCCCGTCAAACCAGAGAAACCAGTCAACTACAACGAGGTTGATGCGTACAATGACCCCGAAAGTGTATCCTTCAAGTACCGTTTAGGTAAAGAGAAGTACAATGATGACTATATTACGTTCATCGAGGACAGGGAAGTGAGGCGTGAGCATGAATATGCAGATCGCTATCAGAAGGCAATGATCGAGCAGGAGGCTAACAGCCTTCGCAACAGTGCCTATTCCCATGTTGTCAGTTCGTATAGCTGGACACCCAACCAAGCAAATGATTTTGTGAAGTGGGCAAGCAATCCCGGTAATGTCACCATTGACCATCTAGCCAAGTTGTATCAGATGAAGGATGCACCGAACGCTCAAGTTCAACAGCGTAAGAATCAAGTCATCAAAGAAAGGGAGATAGCGTCAATGCCAAGGACCGCAGCTGTGGAAACTGGCAAGAGCGAATCTCCCATGAATGATGAAGATCAGTTTAATGCTAGTATGATGAGCTGGAAGCGTTCATAAAAAAAGGACAATAAGCAATGGCTGAAACATTAAAGTCAATGTATAACGGTGGTACTGCCGGAGTCCTGTTCACGGATCGAAGGGATTTCTACGTCAGCCCACAAGTTGTAAAGGAACTTTGGACGGACGTTGCCCCTTTCACTACGGTGATTTCGAACCGTGAAAGCAGGAAAGTACCAGACCCAATTTTTAAGATGTTCGAGCATCGTAATCCTTGGGTAAAACAGAAGTGTCTTGTTAATAACGGTTCTGGTGTTACACTAGATGACGATGATAGTGGCGATACAGTTGCTGTCGATGGTATTGTTGGTTTGTCATCTACTCCAGATGATTCATGGATCGGATTAGTATTCGAATGCTGGAATGTTGCAGAAACAACTAAAGCTGGAACAGCTGTAGTTACTGCAGTATCAGGTTCTAACCTTACCATGAAGTCGCTTTCTGGAGCCGCATTCA